GCCCATGTAGAGAGCCCACCAGTCGTATTCGCCAACTTCCCCTCTCACTTTCTCCAACCACTCCAGAGGTCGTTTTTCAGGCCACAGAGGGCGGCCAGAGTCGTCCACAGCCGACAGGACGATGTTCTCCCAGCCCTGAGCTACGAGCCTTCCCGCCAAGTCGTCGGGGTGCCAACGAGTGGCCACCACAACCACAGAGGCTCCAGGGTGGACTCGGGTGAGAGCCGTAGAAGTGAACCAGGCCCACGCTCGCTCTCGGTGTGTGAGCGACTCGGCCTCTTGACGGTTCTTCACGTAGTCGTCTACGATGAGGAGCCCGTCCACAGCGTAGCCCGTGAGCGGGCCTCCGATGCCTGTGGCTATCACCCCTCCCCCCTGTGGAGTCCTCCAGCGATCCAGCGTGGCTTCTAGCTCTAATCCCGCTCGTTCGGCGATGAGACGAGCCCTGTACATCTGGTCCTGAGCTACTTGAGCCGCATACGTCACGTAAGCGTTTCTGCGAGCGGGATTTTGGACCAAGAGCCACACCAGCGCGTGAAGAAGAAGCGTGCTCTTCCCGTGTTGCGGTGGAGCCGAGATTACCACACGAACCTCTTTCCGAGTCGCCCGCTCTATGGCCTCCACCACAGGGGAGAGGTGCACGGGTGGGTCCAGCTCGGGGCTCACCCGGGAGAACCACTCCAAGAGACCGGAGACGCTGCGAGGACCGTGGGAAGCCGCTTCGGGCTTAGGCTTGGGCGGTAGCCAGCGGTCCAACTTCTTCAGCGTCCGCTCCACCGAAATGAGTGGTCCGGGCATCAAGAATCCTTTGTGTGAATACAACTTCACTGAGGATCTTCAGAGCTCCTACGATAGAGTGGATAGACTGTGGATCCCTAGGATCGGCTTCTCGTGCAGCTCGTTTGATGTACTCCACAGTCTCTGCGATGGCCTCTTTGATTCTGCCTATCCAATCGTCGCCTAGTTTGGCCCTCTTTTCCGAGAACAGCTGGTAGAGAACAGGATCTTCTTCCAACTTTTTGCGATAGGTGTACAGAACCCGCTTGCTAATCCCGTACTTCTCGGCCGCCTTCTTGGGGCCTAAGACCGAGGCTGCCACCAGAATCTCGGCAATCTCCTCCAGTTTACGTGTTCGTTCCATGGGGTGCTTCATATTCCTCCTCCAACCTTCTAGCCAGCCATTCCAGCCTGGGACGAGCCAAGATGAATGTCACCAGATTGGGCTTCTCATCCCACAGAAAGGCTCGTAAGTCCATAGCTTCCTGTGATGGCTTGGAGCTGTCAGCCTCTATCGCTTCGCGAAGAAGCCGACTGACTAAAGACCACGGATAGCTTCTCCCGTTGAACTTCAGGATGTAGAAGACAGGTCGGGAAGCCAGCTCTGCGTCTTTTGGTCGTGCGTAGGGGTTGGATGGGATTCCTGCTCGTCTAACAGCGTATCTGAGAGCTCCGGCCAGAGCCCAGAGAGTTCGGTGAGTATAAGCTCCACGCTGTAGAACTTCGCTCCGCACTCTTTGCAGACGTTCAACCTCTTGTGTATCAGGCGGTCTACGTGCCATGACTCTCTCCTATAGACTCTCTCTGCTCCACAGAAGGGGCAGGGTGTTGAACTACAACGGGGCATCCTAATCAGATCCTATCACAGAGTCGTACTTTTGTAAACATCCTCCACCCACGAAGGTACGGGAAGTCCTACCTGACGCCTCCAATGGATCACAGCTTTCGCTAGATTGATCAGCCCCAAGATATCCCCCGTGGTCCCGTAGTAGCGCCGGAAGAGGTCTTTGAGCTCGTCCTCAGACACCCACGGCATCTCGCCCCGCTTTCGCTTGTCCAACTTCTCCAGCCTGGCTACGATCTCCTCCAGCGGATGGCTGAACCACCAGATCCCAGGCTTCACCTTCTTCCCTTGATACTGAGGGCCTAGGTACCTCAGTTTCTTCAGGATGTACTCCCCCACCGAATCATCCAGATGATGCCTGCCCATCTTCCACCTCTAGCAGCTGACGATAGGTATCTACCACGGATCCCGCTTCTCGGTAGACCAGCTCGGACCATTTTGCCCTCCGATACCCTCTGTCTCCCTCTCCTGTGGCCGCCAGGATAGATCGCGTCGTCCAGTAGGCCACGGCTCCCGGGACTCCTCGGTTGAAGATCCTGGCGGCCGCTACCTTTTGTGATCTCCACATGAGTTCTACGCTTCTAATGCCCAGAAACGCGGCCACTTCAGCCACGGTGAAAGGCCGATCTTCCACAGGGTGGGCCATGATCTTCCTCCGTCTGGAGAGGAATCCTCGGCCCCCCACCACAGGTCTCCAGACTCCCGTTTCCGGGTTCCTCTTGCCCAGCGGAGGATACTCTGACGGAACGGGAAAGGCCAAAGACGACTCTCGTTGGGCCGCCAGCCTCAAGACCGTCAGGTAGTCGTCCATAGTCGGCAGCTGTGGCACCAACCACTCGGTCAGCCACGTGGGCCCTCCGATCAGGAAGGCCCTCTTCCTTCGTAGCCAAAACCCAAGTCTGTAGTACGGTACGTCGGGAACCAGCAGTACGGCCCAGTCTCCGGCCAGCCTCCGTCCCGCCTCCTCCAGCTCTGAAGCCCACTTCGGAGACGATTCTACGATCCACCATTTGGGCCGCTTCTCCCGGATCACACTCACCGCCTGATTTATCCGCTCCAGGCTCTTTTGATACCTGTCCTCCCTGACCTTCAGCCTGCTGTAGCCCATGGCCCCAGGGAGTTTAGACCCACAGGGTGGATGAGCCCACAAGAGGTCTACGGAAGCCCGTTCGTCCACCGAGATCCCCAGGCCCTTAAGCGTCAGGTAGTCCGTCGTGTAGCTTAGCAGCGGTTCGGAGGGGTTGAAGTACGCCAAAGTCTTCTTCCCCACAGCCTTGAGGCTCCCCCACAAAGAGCCGTGATTCCGGGGGTAGATCACGCCCACGTTCATCTCAGCTCCTCCCTCTCTACCACTCCGTGCTGAAGGATTGCGGCCACGGCCACAGTGGCCACCTGCAAGATCTCCCTGAGCGCCTCCTCAGAGCGGCCCTTCACCCAGGCCAGCCTAGCCTCGGCTATCTCCTCCTCTAGAACTAGAATCCAGTCGCCCACGGACATCGTTCGGCTGTCGAGCCCTCCGTACTTTCGGTCCTGATATTCTCTCTCCCTTTTGACGGCTTCCAGAACTTCGGATAATGTGGCTTTGAGCTTTCCCATGACCTTCTCCACAAGTTTACTTTATCTCATGTGGAGGCCGACCTCTATAGTTCCCACAGGGGAGGCTTGGCGACCGTATGTACGTCTGAGAGGGGGAGACACATGTATACAGTCAGGTAATCCTATAGATCACTCCTCTCCCCCATAGTACCTATAGTAGGTTCACTATACAACTTCTACACGAACCTGAAAGTAATCCAACGCATAGTCTCTGAGTTTTTTCCGTTCCAAAGGCTAATCTTACGTCTAGAGAGTTGATGTAGAGATTATCACTGTCCCACGACATCGTCGCAGACGACGACATAGATGACGACGAATCTCAAATCCCAACTCCCGATTCCCGATCCTGATCCCAAAACGACGACGTCGCAGACGACGTAGACGACGACGAATCTCAAATCTCCAATCCCGATTCCCGACGACGAACGACAATATCGTCGCAGACGACGACGTAGATGATAACGACGAACCCGAGATCCCGATCCTGATCTCGAGACGACGACAAACAAGAGAATCTCCAATCTCGACTCCCGAGACGTGGGCGACGATTGTCCACAACGGAGAAATCCTACCTGTGAGGGCTAATAAAGGAGCCATTCCTCCGCCCCTAATGTTCTATACTGACTACCTCTTTTGGCGGCCTTTTAGGTACCTTATAAAGCCCTAGGAGGCCATTTGAAGGGGAGCCTGACCCCTGGTTCGACTGGCGGTGGGAGAGGGGTTTCACAAGCTTCTCATTGTCATCCCTCACGACGACGTCGTCGCAGACGACGACGAACGAGTGAGCCTCCAATCTCAAATCCTGATCCCGAAGCACCAGCGACGACGTCGTAGACGACGAATGAGTGAATCTCAAATCTCCAATCCCGATCTCCACATTGGGGTAGCTAGAAGTCGCCACAAAGACTTGGAGATTTGACTAGACCCGGCCTCTCCGTGATAGGATGAGGGCATGGAAAGAGTCCCGATTGATCCCAACTGCAGTCTCTGTCCCTTCGGCTCACAGGTCCACAGAGTCAGCGGAGAAGGAGAGAGAGGAGGTCTCCTAGTCTTGGGCGAGGCTCCCCACATCTCCGAGCGGGCCACGGGCCGCCCGTTCAGCGGCCCCTCAGGTCGGGTGATCCGCACGCTCCTGGACAAGCTTGGAGTCCCCTACTACCTCTCCAACGCCGTTCGCTGCCTGACCAAGGACATCTCCTCTTCTACGGTGAAAAACTGCCTGACTTGGACCGACACGGAGATTCGGGAGCTTCAGCCCAAGGTCATCGTGGCTCTGGGAGCTGTGGCCGCCTTGCAGCTCGGCTTCTCGGGCGTGGGTGAGCACCGCGGACGAGTACTAGAGTACCGGGGAATCCCCGTGGTGGTCACCTGGCACCCCGCGGCCATTCTGCGAGACCAGACCCTTCTTCCTCAGTTGTGGGCCGATCTTCAGCTGGCCAAGCGGCTGGCTCTTGGCGAGGATCCCAGTGAAGAGATCCCCTATAGAGTTCTGGAGACACCGCAGGAGCTTCTGGACTGGCTGAGAGACCGGGACGGACCCCTGGCCCTGGACATAGAGACTCAGGGCCTTCAGTGGACCGTCCACAAGATCACTAGCGTCCAGATGTCCGACGGCCGAGAGTCCGTAGTTTTCCCACCAGAGCTGTTGGAAGATCCGGACGTTAGAGACCGGCTCTCCCGCATTCCCGTAGTGGGTCACAACCTGCCCTACGACCTGGGGTTCATCCTATATCACTACGGCCTTCACCTGACGCCTGTGGGAGACTCCATGTTAGGGGCTCACATGATCAACGAGAACATCTCCAAGAGCCTCAAGCAGTTAGTGTCGGCGGAGTTTGGAGTCCCGGACTGGTCGGCCAAGACTCGGGAGGATTACCAGGATCCCTCCTACGCCGCCAAAGACGTATACTGGACCTACAGGTTAGTAGAGAGGGTCCATTCTCTATTGAGACAGCGGCCCGCCTGGACGCTCTACGAGAAGGTCATCGTCCCCGGGATTTCTGTAGTGGCTCGGGCCCACGCTCACGGAGTCTGGGTGGACCTCCAGGCCCTGGACGCCGCGGAGGAGAAGATCGGCAAGGAGAAGCGGGAGATGGAGGGAAAGCTCGCGGAGTGGGCCAAGATCAACTGGCGAAGCCCATCTCAGGTGGCCAAGTTCCTCTTTCAAGAACTCGGCCTTCCTGTGGTGGAGACCACGCCACAGGGGGGACCCTCTACCAAGGAGAGCGCTTTGAAGAAGCTTCGGCTGACGGCTCCTCATCCTGTAGTGGACCTCCTGCTGGAGTACCGTCGTCTGGACAAGGCCGAGACTTCCTTCCTAAAGCCCTGGCGGGAACTGATAGTGAACGGGCGGGTGTATCCCAAGTGGAACATGACAGGCACCGTTACGGGCCGGTTCTCCTGCACTAACCCCAACCTCCAGCAGGTACCTCGCGATCCACTCCTACGTAGAGTGTTCTCGGCTCCGCCAGGATTCACACTCATAGAGGCCGACCTCTCACAGGCCGAGCTTCGTATCGCTGCTGTGCTAGCCCGAGAAGAAACCATGCTGTCTCTGTTGAGAAGTGGTCAAGACATTCACGCTTACACGGCCAAACTTCTCAGCGGACGCGACATTTCAGAGATCCCTGAGGACCAGCGAAAGGAGTGGAGAAAGAAGGCCAAAGCGGTGAACTTCGGGTTCCTCTACGGCATGGGGGGTAGGAAGTTCCGGGAGACCGCTCTGGAAAAGTTTGAGATGGTAGTCTCGGAAGAAGAAGCCGAGCGGTTTCGTGAGCTCTTCTTCGCCTCTTATCCCCGACTGAGAGAGTGGCACAGGGAGGTAATCAGCACGCTGAGACGACAGGGCTATGTAGAGAACATGGTGGGGCGAAGGAGGACTCCTTTGGGGCCTCGAGATGAAACTGAGCGAGAAGCTATCAACTTTGTAGTTCAGTCTCTGGCTGCAGATATTATTCTCACTGCAGCAGTGAATCTCACACGAGGAGTTGTGGTGGGGTTCATCCACGACGCTTTGCTTATAGAGGTGCCAGAAGACGAGGCGGATGAAGTAGAGAAAAAGGTGATAGAGTTGCTCACAGATCCACCGATTTTCAGAGAGTTAGGCATTCGAGATTTTGAAGGGGTACTAGAGGCAGACGTGAAGAGGGGGCCATGGGGAAGCTGATCCTGAGTCCAAGCCAGGTGAAGGACTGGAAGACCTGCCGGCTGAAGTGGGCCTTTCGGATAGAGGGCGTGCCGCTCGACACCCCGAACCCGCACCTTCAGCGCGGGTTTGAGGTCCACAAGCGCATAGAAGAAGGAATGTCCGAAGAGCTCCGGGAGTTCTACCGACGAGTCCGGCCGGAGCCGGAGGTTCTGGAGCGCGAGATGCTGGTGGAAGCCCCACTCTCCTACCGCAAGGGAACGTGGGTCATTGTCCGCGGCCGGATAGACGCTCTAGCCAGGCTGGAGGGACAGCTGGTCGTGGTTGACTACAAGACGGGCCAGCGTAGACCGAAGCGACTGAGGTATCAGCTTATCTACCCCCTCCTAGTCTATCGGACTCTGGGCCAGAAGCCGGTTGAGATGGTAGTGGAGTACCTGGACGATTACTCCCGATACCGAACGGACCCTTGGCCTGAGATGAGGAGTCTCGTGAGAGAGTACGAAGAGACCGCTCAAGAGATCAAAGAGCAGATGGCGAAGAAGGTCTTTCCGCCGCAGCCGGGATTTCACTGTCGCTTTTGTGGTTATCGGCAGAGGTGCTTGGAGATTTATCCGCCCGAGGACCCAACTGACCCTAGAATAAGGGTGTAGGAGGTAGATGATGGTACAGGTCAAACAGGCCCCACAAAACCGAAAGGTAGTAGGCTTGATCTACGGTAGACCCGGCACGGGAAAGACCACAATGGCCGTAAAGGAGGCCCCGCGTCCCCTGGTGCTGGACTTCTTTGAGCGGTCCTGGGAGGTGGTGGAGGCCCCCTATGTGGAAGTCACTCCTTCTAACCTGGAGGAAGTTCTCAAGTGGCTCAGTCATAGCCAGGAGGCCAGAGAGTACCAGACCATCATCGTGGACTCTCTGACCATGCTCCAAGTCCTGCTCACCGACAGGCCTATGACTCAGCAGGATTGGGGTCAGGTGAGCAACCTCCTGAACGGGCTGATCCTTCATTTGACCTATAAGCTTCCCCACAACCCTCATGTGGTCTTCCTGGCTCATGAGAAAGTGGAGGAGGAGGGAGCCATTTCTACGTACTACGTCCCCGCTCTGATGCCCTCTGTGACCCGCACTCTTACCGCTACTACCAGCATCATCGGAAGGACCGAGCTCTCACTGGAAAAGCGGGTTGAAGGAGGTCGTGTCAAAGAGACCCGGGTTTACTGGTTGGGGCTTCAGGGTCACTCGTACATGGCGAAAGTACGGAACCCTAAGGGTGAGTGGCCTCCCAAAATCGCCAACCCTAGCTTCAAATCTCTCGCGGAACTTCTTGGGCTCACTATCTAGGGGGGCGACCATGCCTCAGACGGCTGAGGTTACCCATCCTCTCTTGGAGCTGCTGGACCTTCCCTACTGGGTCTCGTGGAAGAAGCGGACCATCGGCCAGCGGACGCTCAAGATTCCTATAGGGCCAAGTGGAGAGCCAGCTCGTGTGAATCAGAAGGGTTGGCTCTTCTCCGAAGTTCCCGCCCCTCACGGTTTCATCCTCCACCCCGACCATCCGTACGTGGTGGTGGACCTGGACTGGAAGGGGTCTCCACAGACTCCTCAGTGGGCCCAAGATCTGATCCAGCGACTGGACACTTACACCGAGGTCTCGCCCTCAGGCCAGGGAGCTCACTTGTGGCTAAAGATCTCGGGTCCCAAGCCCCCCAACCGGGTCCTAAAGTCGGGGCCGGGGCAGGAGGTGAACTTGCTGGCTCACCACCGCTATTCCACCGTCACCTGGGAGCCCCTGGGCCCAGTCCGACCCATTCGGGAGCTGACGGCTAAAGAGATGGAGAGCCTACTGGAGGCTCCCGACCCTCTGTGGGAGCAGGTGGTCTCACAGTCCGAACTGGTGCGAACTCTCGTGGCGGGTGAAGTGCCTGAGCAGTTCCGCACCCTCTCACAGAGCGAGTTGGACTGGGCGGTAGCCAGAGAGTTAGCCCGCTTCACCAGAGATCCGGAGAAGATCAAGACCCTGTTCTACAAGATCCCGCTTCTAGTCCGAGAGAAGTTGCACAGAGATGATTACCTGGCTCGAACGATTTCCAAAGCTCTGGCGGGCGAAGAGCGGATGGTCGGGAGCCTTCGCTTGGTTCCCGCCCCCGAGCTGCTGGAGGCTTCCGAGGCTCCCAGAGGGATCGTCTCGGGCCTCCTTCCTGTGGGCCTCACCATCCTAGCCGGCCGGCCGAAGTTGGGGAAGACCTGGCTGGCTCTACAGATCGCGCGAAGCGTGGCTTCGGGTGAGCCGCTGCTGGGCCTCTTTTCCGCGGAGACTGGGAAGGTTATCTATCTGGCTTTGGAGGACACGCCTTGGAGAATGGGCAAGCGGCTAGAGGTGTGGGGCCCGCCTCCGGCCAACCTTTACTTCGGCTTTGACCCGGTCACTTTGAGCCAGGCGGAGCAGCTGTTGGAGGCTGAGCAGCCTCTCCTCCTAGTGATTGACACTCTCCTGGCCGCCACACGGGCCAGCGGAGACGGGATAGGCCGGGTCAAAGCGGAATATGACGAACTGCTGGCCCTGGAGAAGGCTGCGGTGAGACAGGGGTCGGCCGTACTGGTCGTCACTCACACGGCCAAAGCCGAACGATCGTTCTCTCTAGACAAGGTGTTGGGGACCACCGGAGTCACGGCGGCCGTTGACTCTGTGGTCACCATGTCACCGGGAGGGGACTCGGGCCTGGTGGTGCTGGAGAGCAGGGCTAGAGACTACCCTCCCATGGAGCTGAGTCTGAGATGGGCCGACGGGTGGGTGGTGGGGGGCGACAAGCAGAGCTCCCATAGGGCTAAGCTCTTGGCTCTTCTGGACACGGGCCCCAAGACCACAGAGGATCTCTCGTCGGTTTTGGGCTTGTCGTCCAAGAAAGTTCGTAAGATGCTCAATGAGATGGTGGCTGAGGGGATAGTCAGGAAGACGGGAATAGCCTACTGGCGGGTAGCGGAGGTGGAAGATGACTCGGACGAAAGTGGTGATCGTTGAAGGGCCAGACGGAACGGGGAAGAGCACGTGGGCCAGGGCCCTGGCCGAGAAGCAGCAGTGGAGCTATGTTCCTCCCCTGGGCTCGGCTTCACCCGACAAGCTCCTCTTTCACACTAAGGCCGCTCTGCAGCCCGATTCTGGTGGAGGCCGGGTAGTAGACCGACTCATCCTTTCGGAGATAGTCTACAGCCGCTTCTACGGCCGCCCAGAGGCGCTCATAGACTGGGGTCGTCTGGTGACCTGGGCTCAAAAGAGCGGGGTTGATATCTCCGTGGTCCTGTTCCTCCGCCAGCCGCCTATTTTGTCTCCACAGGACCAGGGGCTGGCGCCTAGATGGTATGAGTTGCTGAACCTGTATGTGACGGTAGGGATCCCCTACCTGCTGAAACTTGGAGTCCCCTTCACCACAGTC